ATATAGACGTGAGTGGATTTGCTTTGTAGTAGGATTTATTTTAGGAGCAATTGTATTTTAGTGCCTTGTTATATTGTAAGGTTCTAAATCATCATTTTTATTGAGTGGCCTGTAAGTAATTTCATAATCTAAAAGAAACAGGCCATTCTCTTCAAAATTTTTAAGTATCTGTTCTTTATGTTGGAAGTTTGGATATGTATCTATAAAAGATACAGAGATGGCCTTACCTAAAGGTTCATTTTCCTCTGAAGGTGCAAAAAAGAATTGTGCGTCTACGAATATATAGTCGTTCATAGATTGTTCTTATCATATTCTAGACTTTAGGTAATTATTTTTTTTTAAAGGTATTTACACCTCTAATACCAAGTATTGTACTGAATGCTCCAATAACTAATCCTTGATACCAATATGGAAGGTTCTCAAATTTCATAAAAAAATAATCGACACGTTCTTGTAATGCCTGGTCGCCAAAAAATACAGAATAGGCCAAAATCAACAAAGGCAACGATAGTAAAATTAAACAGAACTCATCCTTAAAATCTGATTCTTGTCTTTTATGTACTATTTTTTGAAGTTCTACTTCCCCAGCTACTGCTCTCTCTAAATGCTTGACCTCTGCTTCACTTTCTAAAAGTTTTGCACGTTTTTTATTTTTATATATCTCTGCTCCTGTTTTTAGAGCTAATCTACCTAATGTGAACCACATTTTAACTCCAATCCTAACTCGCAGTAGTGTTTAATTTTTTCATAACGTTCTCGGTCACTTTCGTAATTCTTTTTTCTTACTGCATATTTAACAATATTACCATCTATAAAATCTAGCTTGTGGGCCACAATAAGCTCTATTGGGTCAATTTTGCTGTTTTTGTAGTGAGAGCCACCTATTTGCTTATCTAGTGCTGAACCCCTCTTAAAAGCTCTTATTTTGCCTTTATCGACCTTTTTTTCATCGACCTTATCTGTCATACAATCTTTTTAATCCATCTGCCTTTTTTATTCAATACCATTGGCAAAAGACGTGGAATACCATCTATAATTACACCACAACCCACGATAAACCTTGTTTTATGATTTTTTGAATAAGCAAAAGCTAAATTTTTTTGATTGATAAGACATCCTACATTCATGGCCCAAAATAAACGATCAGGGTTGGCCCAATATTTGATGGTAAACGCGGTATGATAATGGCCCTGCACCGCAGACATTCCCATAGTTTGAGATACCTTTAATACATCGGCTGATCTTCCATGAGTAAAAAAACATTTCTCACCATTTGATAAAGTAACAGTAAGATCATCCACCCATTTCCATTTTTTAGTTCCTAAAAAGTCGCCATAGTCTTTTAAAAATTGTCTAGACATACCAAACTTAACTGCTCGTCTATAAACTAAACTAGAGTGATTAGAGTCAACCTCTATAAGTTTTGGAAACATAGACTCAAGCCTTTTAATATGTTCTTTAGAAGCATTTAGCTCGTGTCCTGGACTATAAAGATCAGGGTCGTGTTGGTGCAT